CTTGATCTTCTCAACCTTCTTCTTTGTCAGCTTCATGGTCTCTCCGTATCGCCCTCGCCGGTTGATGGTGTAAGAGAGGCCGGGTGACGCTGCCCGTCGTCACCCGGCTCAAGTGCTGTCGGTCGCAAGAGGCAAAAAAAGGGGCAGAACAAGAGGGACGGCCTCAAGAGGACCGACTGCCCGCGCGGCGGAAGAATCGCTCGACCCAGTTAATGGTGTTGTCGAAGTTGAAGGGCGGCTTGAAGGCGGGCAGATCGGCGGCGGGAGCGCGTTGCGGATACCCGCCCGGCGACTGGCCGGCATCTTCCACGGGGATCGCCTCGATCTCTTTCAGGCTGGGCATCGGCACCGTGGGGTCGATTGCCCATTCGATCTTCGAGTCTTTCGCCCAGGCATGGATTCGCCGCACGGGGACGATGAAATTGAACCCCTGCAACTGCATAACGCCCTGCGTCAACATGCCGATGTACTGGCCGCTGTCTTTCAGGTACATACCGCCGCCCGACGAGCCGGGGAACGAGACGGTCGTGACCTGATCGAAGACCTTGACATTGGCACCCTTCATCGGCAAGGTGCGGCCGACCTGAGAAAGCACGCCCGTCGTGTAACTGTTGGCCCCAAACTGGCCGAGAAGACTGCCACAGTGGCTCAGGTCAACGCCGATGGGCGGGATGTAGTTCGGGTCTTTGTGGAACTTGGCGCAGACGTTCAGCGGATATGCGCCCTTGCAGCGAACCATCAGCACGGCCAGGTCTTCGCCATAGTCGGCATCGCTGACCTTGATAATCTTGCAGTCATACTTGACCTCGCCCACCCGGCGGCCGTCTTGCTGCCGCTCCTGGACGATTTCGGCGTCCTTGTACTCGACGAGAATCCTGGGCGTGCCCTGCGATGTGACGACGGTGCGCGTCGTGCGCAAGCCGTCAACGACGTGGGCAGCGGTCCACACGAACGTCACGGTCTCGTCGCCAATCCGCCGAGTCACGAGGGTGCCCGAGCCTTGGGCGCTTCCGGCCTTGATGGTGACGCTCACACGCTGCAAATCATCGGGAACGCTGGCTACCGCCGGAGCAGCTACCAGGGCAATCACGGTCAGGACCAACAGCACGTACTTCATCGCTGCAAACTCCAAGGGTGATGATGTTCAGACACGGTTCTCAGGGCGACGACAACGCCGTCGGTGACGAGCCACTTATTCGTCCAGCACCTCCACTTCGACCATGCTGTCGTACTCAGGACGGAAGTGCCGCAGAACAGCTTCCGCGATGTCGTCGCGGATGATCTCGGCATGGCAGTAGCGAGTGAGCACCACAGCGACCGCGACCAATGCCTCATCCTCGTTCGGTTCCTCGAATTCCACGCTAGCCAGGGACGGTCTGTTGCGAGCGCCCCAGCCGTCCACGTGCGATGGAAAGGCTAGCTCCAGGGCAGCGGCCACCGTCTCTTTGGATGGCACACGCCCCCACAGACCGTCAGAGAGCACGAGCCGGCATACGACCTGATTCACGACAGCACCTCCTCGACCCGCATTTCGCCGTCTTCGCTGGCATCGTTCCAGTCCACGCCCTCCATGACTTCGCCCATCGTCATCAGTTCCAGCTTGCGATTGGCGCGGAGCACGCTCAGCACACGCTCATCGCTCGGAAGGTGGATCAGGTCTACAATCGTGCAACCCAGGTTTTCATCCATGCCCTTGCGGTGGATGCGGTCCTCGGACTGGACCCGGTATTCCGGCTTCCAGGAGTTGGACCAGTAGACCGCCATGCGGGCTTCCACCAGCGTCAGGCTCATGCCGCCCGATTCAGGGTTCGCCACGAAGGCGACCTTGCCGTGGTCCATGTTGGCCCAGTAATCCAGCGGCTCTTCGCCCGTCATCACGACGCCTTCCGCGCTGTCGCTCTTGGCGGCGAACACCTGGAAGTTGCCTTGGTCGCACCGCACCACGTCCCACTTCTCCTTCAGGGACAGCTTGACGATGCGATCCACCGAGCCGGTGAAGCCGGCGAAGATTACCAGCCGGCCCACCTCCTCGTTCTCGTCCAAGAGCATCTTCAGCGCGGCATCCTTCGGGCAGGGAAGTTCGCGGGCTACGCGGACGACCCTGGGGACTTCCCGTGCGCCGCCGCACACCGGGCACGGCACGGATTGCTTGACCAGCCGCGCCGCCACGTCCGGGTTCAGCATGTCGATGGCCGAGTAAGTTTTCTCCGGGTCGTCCGGGTCGGACCACTCGCCCACGGTTCCGTCCGTGCAGTGGGTGCAACGAGTCATCCCGTCTTGCTGCTCGCGGTACTGGAATCCGTCGCTCAGTTCACGCAAGAGCGTCATGCCGGTAACTGCGTTGGGAGCCGCATTGGCAATGGCCTGGGCGACCCGCAGCGTGCTCGGACTCGGCTTGCAGACCACCTTGCGGTAGCGTTTTTCGGGCAAGCTGAGGCAATCTTGCTTGTGCTTAATGACCACCAGCCCTTTGAGCCGTTCGTAGAGGTACGACACCTCGTTCTTGCTGGGCATGAAAGCGTGGTAGTCGTCCGGGTCCGCGCATTCGTCATGCGGCCCCTCGTCGAGCGTCTCGCCGCACTGGGCGCACTTCCGCTCGTTATCTTTCCAGCCGATCCGCTTCTTGAACGGGTGGCCGTCGTAGTTCTGCTCAACAAGGAAGGCCAGACGCTCTTCCATCGCCCTTGGACCGCCCTCTTTGAGGAAACCCGGCCACGCGATCTCGCATTGACTCCACCAATCCACGGGCGTCTTGGGTGACGGCGTGCCCGACATCTCGATCACGTAGCCGTCGTAGCCGTATTTGTCGCGGATCAGGTCGGCGAGCTTCTGACAGGCTTTCGAGCGTTGCGACGTGCGGTTCTTGCAGCGGCTCGACTCGTCGGCCACGAAGAACCGGGGCAAGGTCTGCGAGCCGTCCCACTCGTCCATCACGCGGACCAGCGCTTCGTAGGTGAACCACTCGACCTGGATGCGGTCGAAAGGAAAGCCCCACAGCCTGAACTCGCGCTTGATGTTGGGCAGGCTCGTCTTGGGACCGGCCCACCAGACCAGATCGACGCCCGACTCCTCAATCACCATCTGGGCGGCCAGCGTCTTGCCGGTGCCCATTTCGGCACCGAATATCTGGTAGCGGTACGTCAGCCCAGCGTCCGCCAAGTCGTATTGGTGCGGCATGATGGCCGCCGGCTCACCGTTGCGGAGATACTGCCGATAGTGATGCCGCGTGAGGGGCCGGTCGAACCACTGGTACACATCTTCGCCGCAGAGAAAGGCCAGTTGGAAGCGGTTGCGTTGGCAGTCGTCCACCGACCAGATTTTGCGGGGCTGTTCCTCGTCATAGCCGTGCCAGCGCGAGCCGGCCATCGCCTTGATCTCGTCTTTCAAGGAGTAGGGCGATTTGAGAAAGAAGATGCGACCATCCGCATATTCCAAGGTCGCCGACACGCGATGCAGCGTGCCGCTCGACGTGCGGGTCGTCATTTTGACTTCTTCAATGGACATCGTTTACACGTTGCCGGGTTGAAGTGCTCGTAAAGGGCCTCATAGTCAAATCGCAGCGCGGCGGCGCGTTTAGAGTCGGCCCGCGCGGATTCTGGCCGCCGCGATCTCGCAGTTGTGAGCGTCCAACTCCACGCCAACGCAGCAACGGCCAAGTTCTTGGGCCGCCAGAAGCGTGGTGCCGCTGCCGGCGAAGGGGTCCAGAATCACGCCGCCATCCGGGGTTGAGAGCAGAGTCAGCAAATACTCCATCAGGGTCAGCGGCTTGACTGTGGGATGGTCGTTGCCCGGTCCGCGCTCCCGCCTCTTGGCCTTGGCGCAATAGAAGAACCGGCTGGCCCCGCCTGAGTCGCCGTAACTAACCTGCACGTCGCCAGCCCTGCCCATGTCACCGTGGTAGCCATCGCCGGACTTCGTGCGGACGCAGTTGGTGCCGCTCGTGAGCGTGCCGGTCTGGGCATCGAGAAGGCGGGCGGCATTCTCGTCCAACACGAGGTTCGCCGGCCACCGTCCGCACTCCGAGCCGCCCACGGGCGAACGATTCGTACTGGCCCACCCTGCGTCCGTCAGGCTGTCCGCGCGGGTGCGGATCGTGCTCTCCGTGCCAATGCGGCTGGCTTCGATGTTCATGCCCGCCACGCCCCACGTCAGGGCATTGTGGGCAATGGTGCCGTCCAGCGGCTTCATTGCCAGGACGATGGGTTCCCAAGCGGGTTTGAGCGCCATCGCCCAGCCAGTCCAGCGTGCGGCTTCGGGGGTGGCCGGGGCCGTGATCTGCGCGGCACGCAGACGAGCATCGGTGCCGGGTGCATGGAGTCCATTGCCGCCGCCGTAGCATCCGTTTCCCTTGCCCTGGTGCAAGTGGTAGCCGGGGCGGTCCAACTTATCGCCAATGACTTCTCGCTCGGCCCCCTTCGACTTGTCGATCAGCTTGCCGATGTCGCCGCACTTTGGCATCCCCTGTCCATAAAGCCACATCAGGCAGTCCCGAATCTCCCAACCGGCGTCTTCAATCGCGCAGATCAAGCGGTGATAGGTCCGCGTGCCGCCGAAGGCGAGCATGAGCGCGCCGGGCTTGCACACGCGGGCAATGGCCCTCCAATACTCCGGCCCCGGAACCTCGTGGTCCCAATCCCTCTCCATGAAGCTGAGTCCATAAGGAGGGTCAGTACACACGACATCCACTGACGCTTCGGGAAGGGTTGCCAAAACGTCGCGGCAATCGCCGTGATACAAACAGAGGTCGTCTTGCCGGTAGTAGGGGTGCATATTGTCTCCCAGGCACGGTTGGTGCATGTCTTCAATGGCAAGAGGCCCGGCTTCAGGGGAAGCTGGAGTTACCTTCCCCGTTTGTCTTCCAAGAGCAGGAAGGTTTGGTCCGGGGATTGGCGGGCCTGGAAATCACCCCAGACGTTCAAGCCGGCCGTGGTGAAAAGTCCGTACAGCTTGTTGAAGCAGCGCCGCACGGAAGACTCACTGGTCTTTTGGCAGCCCGACACGACGGCATCCCGCCACTGGGCCAGCGTGCCCGTGACCACGGCGATCTGCACGCCGCGCACGCTCGTTTCCGTGGTCACGAACGGCATCGCCGCGCAGCATTGGAGGATGTCGAGCATGTCGCGGTCGTCCGCACCGATGAAGGCGCTGAACGACACGTGGGATAGCAGACACGGCGGCCATCCGACCCCAGCCTTCTCGTCGCGCAACGAGGCGAGGCAGGAAAGGAACTTCTCGGCGTCGGACAACTCCCGGCGCGACGAATCGGCCGCCGCCGCCGGACTCCGGCCCATGACCTTGTGGGTCAGGCCGATGAACGTGCGTAAGTCAACCGAGGGAACTTGAATCAGTACGCAGTCGGGCATCATCGTCATGTTCCAGAAACCGCTTGCTGGAATCTCCTTCACCGACAATGCGGTTGAGGCCGTGGCACACCTGTTCCAGCTTCCCACGGTCAGGCCGAGGCCAAGCGGAAAATAGGAAGAGCACCGAGGGCGGCCGTCATCACCTCCCTCGGCGAGACTCTGACGGGGCCGATGAAGGCAAATCCGTCAGAGAGCAGATGCGCTAGCGGGCGCGGGCCGGTTTGGTCTCTTCGACCCGCTCGACGCCGTTGTCCTTCACGGTGAGGAACTTCTGCATCTCGCGGACGATCACGTCCATGCTCGGCACCTTCGTGAAGGGCGTGGAGCACTTCACCACGACCGGGACGTGCCACGAGCCACGCTTGTTTTCGGCCAGCTTCACTTTCAAGGTGACAGGGAGCGGGCCGTGGGGCCGCAAGTCGCTTACGTCGTTGCCGGCCGCCGCCTTGGCGTCGATGTCGGCCTGGGAGAGGGCCATGAACGGGAAGACTTTCTTCGCCTCGATGCGGTTGGACTTGTTGCCGCAGAAGAACTCCAGGAAGCGGCCAGTGGTCCGCTCGTAGACCAGGAAGGAGGGACCGTATTGGCAGTGCGATTCCGGCTCGTTGCTCTTCGCGGCGATCCGCTTGAACTCCGACGACTCCATATCGTAGGAGATCACCAGCGCCTCTGAGTCGGTCATGTCGATGGCCTTCGGCCGGCGGGCCAGCGGGATGATGTCCACGCTCGTGCCGAGGTCGATGATCTCCTCATCGCTCTCGGGAATGCCGTAGTGGCCGGGCGGGATCAAGCCCTTGTTGACGGGCTTGCCCTTCGTGTAGAGTTGCATCCGGCCGATGTAATCGCCGCCTTTGGCGAGTTCGTTGTAGAGATCGTCGCCGCCGATCTGGGTGGAGGGAAGCTGCTCAAGGTTCAACGGAATCAGTGCAGTGTTGTCGGACATGGGAGAACCCTTCTGGTTGCAGGTTTCTTTGTTGCTTGAATCAAGAGTCTCGTTCGGCGCTCCGTCGCCCTGATGTCACTTCATGGCTCGGCCTCCTCGTCTTCGCGTTGCAAGATGGCTTTGCGCTGCTGCTGCAAGACCTTTTCGCGTTGCGCGATTACGCTCGGCTCGTCCAAGTGCAAGACCCATTGCAGTGCCAGATACCAAGCGTCCACGGGTGTCTTGCATCCGGCTGCCGAGAGCAACAGGCCGCCGGACTGCCGGCCCTGATACTCCGCGAGCACGTCTTTCAGGTTGCGCAAATAGGGGACCGGCTCGAATTCCTTGTCAAGGTCGCCCAACTTCCCTAGCGCGACGCCCCGCCTCCACTTTTGGATGAAGCCATTGACCAACGGAAGAAACTCCTTCGTCGGCATCGTCTTCGCCAACTCCAGGAACTCCCGTTGCCGGATACGCGGCACGCGCGCCAGCGCATAAGCGGCAGACAAGGGAATCTCGCCACGCTCCACGGCACGCTGGGCGTCCGGCAGCAACTCCAAGAGGGACAACTGGCGGCTGATCCACTCCGGGTTCTTGTGCAACCGCACGCTCAATTCGGCGAGCGTCATTGTGTCCGGCCTGGCGGCCATGATCTTCCTGATCTGTCGGGCGTACTCCACTGGCGTCGTCTCCGGCCGCAGCGCGTTGGCCTGAATTTGAATCGCCAACACGTCCTCGTCCGTAAGATCGTGCTTCACGATGCACGGCGCGGCCGGCAGGCGTAGCTCGCACGCGCCGGTGTAGCGGTACAGCCCGTCCACCACTTCCACCTTGCCCGGTTTCCGTTTGGAGGGGCGCACGCAGATGGAATTGATGAAGCCCACGGCCGCAAGCGAGTCCCGCAGTTCCAGGTACTCGACCGAAGACCGATTGACGGCCCGGAGCACAATCCAGGGCTCCACGATCTCGTCGAGTGGAATGAGGCGGTAGTCGTCTTGCATGGCACGTCCCAAAAACAAGGCACCTATAGAAAGGTGCAAGGACGCGGTGATTTTCAGAACAAAGCGTGAAAATCCGCGGCCATTTGCACCTTTCTATTGGTGAGCCCCTTTTCGCGCGCCATCAGGCCGGCAAGACCGTTTACACGCTCCGCGAGCCGAGACACGCAATGCCAAGAGTCTCCGAAGCCCTCTACGCCTTCCTCCAGGCCCGCAAGACGCCCGCCAACGCGGACCTCATTGCGCGGTGGTCCATCGGCATGGAGGTGCAGGTCAACGTGGCCCCTGGGGACGGCGAACCCGTCGCCGGCAAGCGATCCACCTGGTCGGACGGAATCAACGAATGGTTCAACGTCCGGGTGCCGAAGAATGCCGCCACGGACCCCAGTTTCACCGACTACAACCTCAGCTTCCCGCTGGCGATCCACGCCGAAGGCGTGGGCATGACGGGTTGGGATTGGCAGGCGCGCCGCTCTCGGCACTTCGGCTATGACTTCGACGCCATCACTGGTCACGCGAAGGGCATCGGGATCACCGACGAAGAACTGGAAAAGGTCAAACAGGCGGCGTGTGCCTTGCCCTACGTCGAAGTCCGCCGCAGTACAGGCGGGGGAGGCATCCACCTCTACGTCTATTTCGACGCCGAGGGTGTGCCCTCCGAGAACCACACGGAACATGCCGCCCTGGCCCGCTGTATCCTGGGAATGATGTCGGCCGAAACCGGCTTCGACTTCGCCAGCCAGATTGACGCCTGCGGCCACGTCATGTGGATTTGGCATCGGAAGATGTCGGTCGAAAACCACGGCTTGGAAATCATCAAGCCGGCAGAGAAGCAACTTGCCGTCGCCGACCTGCCGGCCAACTGGCGGGACCATATTGAGGTGGTCCGTGGTCGCCGCGCGAAGATTCGTGTCAACCAGATTACCGAGGAAGATCAAGACCCGTTCGAGGCCCTGGCGTCCAGCCGGAAGATCATTCCCCTGGACAACAGCCACAAGGCTCAGATCGAGGCCCTGATGCGGTCGGGATACACGACGCTGTGGGTGGCCGACCACCACTTATTGCAGACGCATACCTGCGCGCTGCACAAGATCATGGAGGAGGAGAAGCTCGTCGGCTTTTTCAAGACGATCAGCGATGGACGCGACCCCGGTACGCCCAACTGTTTTTGCTTTCCCTTGCCCAACGGGGCCTGGAAGGTCTGCCGTTTCTCGCCGGGCATCAACGAGGCCGACACCTGGACGCAGAGCGAAGACGGCTGGACCATCTGTTACTTCAACCGCTATCCCACGCTGGCCGCTGCGTGCAAGCTGTACGGCGGGCTGGAAGACGAGGGTGCCGGCGGGTTTGTCTTCGCGGATGCCGAAAACGCCGCCCAGGCCGCCGAAGCCATCGGCCAGAAGATCGACCTGAAGGACATCCACGGTAGCCGCAAGATCACGCTGAAATCGCAGAAGGACGGCCGGCTGGTCGTCCACGTTGAGAAGAAGAAGGAAGACCTCAACACGGACCTTCCCGGCTGGCTGGAGAAGAAGAACAAGTGGGTGCGGGTCTTCGATGTTAAGACGGACGAGACGGACGATGCCGAAGACAACGCCGGCAAATACGACCGCATCGTCCGCTGCCTGGAAACTGCCGCCGAAGGACATACCGGCTGGGTCACGAAGGGGGAGAAGGGATGGGTGCGGCAGCCCGCTGGGCAAGTCAAAATCATGCTGCAAAACCTCGGCCTCGCCAAGGCGGACGCCGAGAGCGTGATGGGCGGGGCCGGCTGGCAGGCTTGGCAACTGGTGAACCTTCCGTTCCGCGAGGAGTACCCCGGCGGCCGACAATGGAACCGCGATGCCGCGCAGTTCAAGTACCGGCCAGCGGAACTATCCGACGATGAGGCCCCCCGCCACCCGCACTGGGACAAAATCTGCGATCACATCGGCACGGAATTGACGCCGGCCCTAAAGGACTTGCTCTGGGCGCAGCAGGCCGGAATCAGGACCGGGGCCGACTACCTCCGGGCATGGGTCGCCTGCGCTTTTCGCTGCCCGTTCAAGCCCGCGCCTTACCTCTTCCTTTTCGGTAGCGAGAACTGCGGCAAGAGCATCTTCTACGAGTCCCTGCAACTGCTCGTCACGAAGGGCGTCGTCAAGGCGGATCGACCACTCACGGGACGGGACGGTTTCAACGGCGAACTCGCCGGCGCGATCATCTGCGCAGTGGAAGAGGTGGACATTTCCAAGTGCCCCGGTGCCCACGCCCGCATCAAAGAGTGGGTTACGGGCCGGACCATCAACATCCGCAAGATGCGGCAGGACAGCTACGACCAGCCAAACTCCACACACTGGGTCCAGACTGCGAACGCGCCGTCGAACTGCCCGGTGTTCCCCGGCGATACCCGTATCACCATGATCCGCGTCCCCGACTTGCGACCAAAGCAAGAGATACCCAAGGACGACTTGATCGCCGAATTGGAGAAAGAGGCCCCGCATTTTCTCTATACGTTGATGCACATGGAGTTGCCGCCGCTTGTCGGCCGGCTTCGCCTCCCCGTAGTCGCAACCGCCAGCAAGAAACAGGCCCAGGACAGCAACCGCACGGCGCTGGAAGCCTTCATCGACGAATACTGCGACCAGCGCCCCGACGCCCAGAAGATCCTCTTCAAGGATTTCTACGCCCGCTTCTACGAAGTCGCCACTGCCAACGGCGAGCACACCTGGAGCAAGGAACGGGTCCGCAAGGAAATTCCCCTCAAGTACCCGATCCGCGCCGGCGCGGCCAACAAACGCTACGTCGTGGGCCTTGCTTGGAAACCCGCAGCGGAGGCCGGTGACGCATGACCCTTCGCATCTACCGCACCTACCGGCGACTGACCTGCTCAATCCTTCGGGCCGAGCTAGTTGCCGAAATCGAGACCGACACACTCCCCGAAGACGCCCAAGCCTTCGCCGATGAGTACGGCGGGGATTTCATTGAAGTTGCGCCTGTGGACCCTGGAGAAGATCAATGAGCAAGTACGGCATGAGCGACAGCGGCAAGCGACAATCGTTCGGCAAAGAAATGGCGATCCGCGACACAGCCGATGACAAACCCCGGCCCGACCTGATCTCGCCATTCGCCGAGGAACGCCAGGGTCACTGGCTCCGCATGGGCGCGGCCAAGTATGCCGAGCGGAACTGGGAGCGCGGGATGCCGTTCTCGCGGTGCGTGGCCTCGCTCAAGCGGCACCTGATGAAGTACCAGCAGGGCAAACGGGACGAGGACCACCTGGCCGCGATCATGTTCAACGCGATGGCCCTGATCCATTACGAAGAAATGATCGAGCGCGGGCTGCTGCCGGCCACGTTGAACGACATGCCGCACTACCAGCCGGTGGCGAAACCTGGGCTGACGATCCGCCGCCAGCCCAAGAAGCATGCGCGGAGAAAGAGCCGTGGCTGAATTCCAAAACTATCCCGGCATGAATCACCTGGCGGGCCACCTGCTGGCGGCGATTGATCTGGAAACGACCGGCACGCAGCCGGGCTACCATGAGATCATCCAGATCGCCATTGTGCCGCTGAATGAAGACATCAAGCCGCTTGCAGGTGTGCGTCCGTTCTACACGCAGGTGAAGCCGCAACATCCCGAGCACGAATCGGAGGCCGCCAGGCAGAAGCACAAGATTCCCATGACGGAACTCTTGTTGCAGGCCCCCGAGTCCGAGAGGGTCAAAGACTGGCTTTACGATTGGTTCGAGGGGCTGCGGCTGCCATTCAAGCGGTGTCTCGTCCCGCTGGCCCACAACTGGGCCTTCGAGTCCTCGTTCCTCAAGGCGTGGCTGGGCGTGGAGATGGTGGACCAGATGTTCCACAGCCACGCCCGCGATTCAATGCTCTACGCCATCGCGATCAACGACCGGGCCGTGTGCTCGGGTGAGCGGCCACCGTTCCTCCGCGTCAGCCTGGGCAGCATGTGCAACAAGCTGAACATCGTAAATTCCAACCCGCACGACGCGCTGGCTGACTGCGTGGCCGGGGCGGAAGTGTACCGCAACTTGCTGCGGATGTTTTGAGGAGAGAGGCGATGGAACCGGTGTATCCGCCATGCCCAACGCGATTGCTCGCCACCGTCAAAGGTGTAGTGAAGCACGCCCTGTGCGACGACGCTTCCAAGGACCAGTACCGACGACTCGTTCGATCTGCGGAGTGTGAACGATGCCTCGCGGGCCTCGTAAGCAATCCCGTGGTAGAAGCCGCACCGGAGCCGGAACCACCCCCTGAGCCGCCCAGTCTTGTGCGGCGAGCCATTTCCTATACCGAGGCTCTGGCCCAATGGACCGCGGCAGGCCGACCGGAGCGTTCAGACAAGGATGTCGAACAGATATTTCACCGTTTCTGCAAGCCCTGCCGTTGGTTCGACCGCCGCCGGAAAATCTGCCGGGGGTGCGGCTGCCGGGTGGCCGACACCGGTTACGCCATCCTCAATAAGATCAAAATGGCCACCGAGCACTGCCCCCGAGACCTGTGGTGAAGCCCATGCCCTGCGACTGCCCCGAAGACCACCCACGACCGAAGCCAGCCGGCGGCTGCAACTATCTCACCTATTCCGGCGGCCCGGTGGCGAGCTTCTATCGCCTCGTCGAGCAGGTGATCCCCGACGTGGAATTGGTCCACGGTCGCCTCACCGTTCACCCGGACGGGTCGCTGGAATTCGCCGGACTGCCGCCGGCCCTGTCTGGTTATCGACAAGAGGGCTCGCGGCTCTATCCCGCCTGGCCGCCCTGCCCGCTGCGGATGCTCATGGTCCAGGTGGTTGACGGCGTGCTGAGCATTGCCGGCCTATGCGGCAATCCCGGTGCCGAGCAGTTTAGCCGCGAACTCACCCTGGACGACTGCCGAAGCTGCCCGGTATGTCGGTCCTAAGTCCGGGATGCTCCTCCCAAGAAACGACAAGCGCCCAGGTGGTTGTCCACCTGGGCAGGTTGTCTACCCGCACTTGCCTTAAACGTCTACTTGCCGCGACGACACTTCACGCTGGACACAGGAACAGCGACCAGTAAGCAAAGCTATAGACCCAGACATCCACCTCGAAGTACCCAACCAAACACGTCTGATAGTACCGGCCTGCATCGTAGTCGTAGTGCCAGGCCGAGCAGAACGCAGGCTGATCGTAGTAGTTGTTTGGTCCAACCGACGTGCTGCCGTGGTAGCTTGGAGCAATGGCCGGCACTCGTCCCAAGTA